ATTAACTCTGCCAGAGAAAGAGCTGTCAGAGATACTGGATGTTTGCGTGAAATTGTTGTTACGCAAACGCCATGTCAAGTCGCACCCACAGCAACCATTGGTAGTGTGTCACCATCAAATCCTGTAGCTTGGGTAGCTTCAACTGCCTACACTTCTGGTCAGTTTATTTTTAGCAACATCTTTATTTATCAGGTTACGCAGTCTGGAACTAGCGGAACTACCGCCCCTCCGTACCCTGCTAATAACACCAATAATTACAGCAATTACCCACCAAGCACTCAATTCCTCAATGGAACAGTAGGCTTAACTTATGTCGGTAATTGCGAGAATATTAGCTATGCAGCTTTAACACAGTTAATGGGGTCATCCCCATTGTCACCAAGCTCTGGCAACACAGTCTTAGACATCATCAATATCAACCTGTACTGGGGTAATACTCGTGTACCGATGGATTACTTAGCTTGGAGTGATTTCAATGCACGATTAAGATTTTGGCAAAACTATATTGGCAGACCTTTAGCCTTCAGTATTTACGGGCAAGGACAGATCTATTTAGGACCAGTACCCGATCAAATCTATCAAATTGAGATTGATTGCATAGTTTTGCCTAATCCATTGTCATTAAACACGCCAACAGTAACGGATGTCATTAACGATCCGTACAGCACAATGGTTAAGTTTTACGCTGCTTATTTAGCTAAGTATTACGAGCAAAGTTACGGGGAAGCCGAAATTTACAAGCAGGAATACAGCAAGCAAGGCGCAAGTGTCATTAACAGCACCTTTACTCGTAGGATTCCTAGCGTTTACAGTAGTCCTTACTAAAGATGGCTGCTGCCGAACAAAAAAAATCGTATCAGGTCATTAAGCAATTTAAAGGGCTTAATACTAAAGCTAACCGTACTGCCATTGATGAATCTGAATTTTCTTGGCTAGAAAACGCACAGCCTATTGGTTTTGGTAACATTAAAATTACCCCCAACAGTTCGGCAGTCACCAACGCTTCAAATGTAGCCGTTACTTTTTCAAATGATGTCGTTTATCTGGCATCTTGCAATATTGATGTTACAGACTATGTAGTAGCCTTTTTGACCGATGGTAGCGCTGAGTATTACAACATTGCCACTAAAGTTAAGGGTACGGTAGCTACTGCGGGTACTTTTTCTAGCTCCGTTGTTTCTAATCAATACCCAATCAATATTACTCAGTGGTACAACGACAGGATGCTCATTCTTGATCCAGCCAAAGGATATTTTTCTTGGGATGGCAACAATGTGGTCACTATTGGTTCAGTAGGCTCAATTGGCATTACGAATCCAGGATCAGCATATACCACTGCTCCTACCGTTGTTATCTCTGGATATGACCAGACAGGCGGTACTCAAGCTAATGCTACTTCCAGTTTAGCTAGTGGTGGCAATACAGTTAGCTTTGTTTCTTTATCAAATGGCGGTTCTGGCTATACCAATGGCGCTAATTTAACCGTCACCTTTAGCGGTGGTGGTGGATCAGGCGCTTCTGCTGTAGCGGGAATTACTACTTTTGCTACGGGTACGGTCTATGTCAATGTCATTTCAGGTGGAGCTAACTATAGCAACGCAGCCAATATTGGGGTAACCATCTCAGGTGGTGGCGGTACTGGAGCTGCGGGAACACCGATTATTTCAGGCAACACCGTTACTTCGGTCATTATGACCAATAACGGTACGGGCTATACCAACTCTGCCAACATCACAGCAACCATTACAGGTGGTGGTGGATCGGGAGCTGTTTTAAAAGCCAACATTAACACTCAGCAAAATGTAGGAATAGCGAGCTTTTCAGGGCGAGTTTGGATTGCCCAAGGGCGAACTATCTACTACAGTGCTGCGGGGTCGTATAGCGACTTTACAAGCGTTTCTGCGGGATCTGTAACACTAACGGACAGTACATTACATGGCAACATACAGCAACTTCTTTCTGCTAATAACTTTTTGTATATTTTTGGTGATGATTCCATCAATGTATTTTCGGATGTCAGGGTTACTACTAGCGGTACTACTTTATTTACTAACACCAATGTAAGCGCATCGGTAGGGACTAAGTTAGCGTATGCTATTTTTCCCTACTTCAGATCTGTGTTGTTTATGAATAACTACGGTATTTATGCTCTAGTAGGTTCAACAACTAGCAAAATATCCGATTCGCTTGACGGAATGTTCCCTAATATTGACTTTGCCACCGAGGAAGTTACTGCTGGACAAGTGCTTTTAAACAACATTTTGTGCGCTGCGTTTAATTTTAGATACTACGATGCCATATTTACGCAGAGTTATCGGTATATCCAAGCGGTGTTTTTTGAGAAGAAATGGTTTATTACAAGCCAAGGTAACGATCTTCAGTACACCACTTCTGTACCTGTAAGCGGGATTATTACGATGTACGGCACAAGAGGTCGTGACTTGTACAGGCTATATAGCGATTCTGGAGTTGCAATTACTAGCCGTATTCAGACCGCATTGTTGCCAATGGGTGATCCAATTCGCACTAAACAAGCCCTTAAATTTGCGGTTGAAGCTACCACCACTTCAGGCGTAGAAATAAATGTCACAGTAGATTCTGAATCAGGGTCTAGCCCTGCTTATATATTGGGGAATTACATTACTTGGTATAACAATTCCAACGCTATCATCCCTTGGATTAACAACAGTTCTACTGTAATATCTTGGATAGGTGGTACAGGGTATGAACTGTACAAGTCAGATGCGCAACAATGGGGTAAATATTTAGGGTTGACACAAACTTCAAACTCAGCAAGTTTTGTGGTCAATACATTTGAATTTGAACATGAATTGAGAGTGAGGTTTTAAAATGGCTGGAGTTCCAAACATATTTGGTAATGCTACAACAAGCATACCATTATCTCAACTAGATGCTAACTTTAACACCCCAGTAACTATTGGCTCTACTACGGTAGGACTAGGAAATACTGTTACTAGCTTGGTTGGATTATCAAATGTCACAACAACCAATGCAATAGCTACCAATTTAACTCTTGGTGGCACTCAAAATCAGCAACTAGGTCAAGGTAATGCCTCTACAATGAAGAATCGCATTATCAATGGTGCGATGGTTATTGACCAGAGGAATGGCGGTGCTTCTATAACCGCTAACGATGCGACATTTGCAGTTGATAGATGGAAACTTAATGCTTCTCAAGCAAGCAAAATGACATCTCAACAAAATCAAGGCTCAGTTACTCCGCCAGTTGGATTTGCAAATTATGTTGGATATACATCTTCCTCCGCATATTCGATTAGCTCAGGTGATTACTTTTGGATTCAACAACCAGTTGAAGGATATAACATTGCAGATTTAGGGTGGGGAACGGCACAAGCCAAAACAATAACTTTAAGTTTTTGCGTTTATTCAAGCTTAACAGGTACTTTTGGTGGCTCAGTAACAAATGGCGCACATAATCGTTCTTATCCATTTACCTACACAATTTCTTCTGCAAATACTTGGACATCAATTTCAATAACAATCGCTGGTGATACTACAGGCACTTGGAGCACTACAAATTCAACAGGAATTCAGCTTAATTTTGGTGTTGGTGTTGGTTCAACATATAGCGGAACAGCAGGGGCTTGGGCTGGTGCATATTACCTTTCCGCAACAGGCGCAACATCCGTAGTAGGAACAAACGGAGCAACCTTCTACATTACTGGTGTGCAACTAGAAGTAGGAAGTAGTGCTACTGGATTTGAGTATCGTCAGTATCAACAAGAGTTAGCTTTGTGTTTGCGTTACTATCAAATTCTTATGCAAGGCGCAGCAAAAAATTCAAAAGCAGGTTGCGTAAAAACTGCAAATAACACTATAGCAATACCAGTACCATTTGCAACAATAATGCGTTCTGCACCAACCATAAATGCGCCAACAGTTACAAATTTGCGTGTAAATGGAGCTTTTGCAGATGCAAACTTAACCTCAGGAACAACTGTCGCCGTGGATATTGCTCCTGATTCTGCGCTAATTACAATTGGAACGCCAGCAGCAAGTGGATGGACTTTTACTCCTGGAAATGGGCTTTATGTTAATACAGCAACAGGATTGAGTGCAACTACTATTGTTCTTGATGCTTCTGCGGAACTATAAGGAATAATATGTATAAACTTTTAAATGATTCAACTGTAATGCGTTTAAGTGACAACGCTTGCATACCATTCGACCCAGCCAACACAGACTACCAAGCCTATTTGAAGCACATTGCAGAAGGTGGCGAAGTTTTGCCAGCCGATAATGAGCAAACCGCTTAATAACCTACAAGGCTTCCAATTCGGCTCTTTGACTGTATTGCAGTTAGGGAAGTCGCATGGCAATGGTGCGGTCTGGATATGCCAATGCAAGTGCGGAACTCAGAAAGAGATTCGTGCATCCGACATGGTTCAAGGTAGCGTTAAGTCTTGTGGTTGTGAACATCGTCAGCGTATTGCTAAAGCAAGCACAACGCATGGCATGAAGAACACTAGAACATATGGCATTTGGCAAGCCATGAGAAGCCGTTGTAACCGCATTAACCAAGATTACTCTTGCAGAGGTATTACTTACGATGAGCGTTGGGATTCCTTTGAGAATTTCTACCTTGACATGGGTGAAGTACCTAAAGGTATGAGCATTGACCGCATAGATTCTAATGGTAATTATGAGAAGTCAAATTGCCGTTGGGCTACACAAGAGCAACAAGCAAACAATAAGCGTTCTAGCGTATTTATTGAATACAATGGTAAAAAACAAACTGTGTCCCAATGGGCAAAGGAATTGAATATGAATCATCACACATTAAGAAGTAGGCTAAAGAAGGGTTTGTCTGCTGAACAAGCCTTAACACCGTTACCACCAGATGGAGTTTAATAATGGGAATTAACGCCTTCTGCAAAACTGGTAACACCATAACTTTTACGGCTGGTGTTGTTGCTCCTACTCCCGTTCAATGTTCATCCACTACTTTAGGTGGCAATCAGTATCGGATTATCAACGCTGGTACTAGCTTGGTGTTTTTGGGTTATGGCAATGATGCTGCAACTGCTAATACTGCTTCAGCTAATGTGACTACTAGCGGTACAGCCTTTCCATTGTTAGCGGGTACAGATGAGATTCTGACCTTTGCTCCCAATGCTTACTTTACTGGAACAAGTACGGCTAATGCCGTTGTGTACATTACCCCTGGAGACGGTTTGTAGATCATGTTAAAGACCGTAAACATAGGTGGTAGTACTACTAACGGTACAGTAACCCAGATTAACGGTGGTACTGGTATCAATGTAAGCCCAAGCCCAATTACGGGTAATGGCACAGTATCGCTTGCCAATACAACTGTTACGGCTGAAACTTATGGCAATGCCACTATCAACGGGGTATTTACGGTTGATGCTCAAGGTAGATTAACTAATGCTGCCAATGTGGTGATTAGCGGTACTTCTCCTGGCGGTGTTGCGGGTGGCGATCTTACTGGTACATATCCTAGCCCTACTTTAAATACTAGCGGTGTAGTTGCGGGTATTTACGGCAATGCAAGCACCGTAGCGCAAGTCACCGTTGATGCCAAAGGCAGAGTAACAACGGCAGCAAATGTGGCAATTGCTATTGCTAACACAGCCATTACGGGTGGCAACATTACCCTTGGTAACACTACTGTTGGTTTAGGCAATACATCTACAAGCCTTGGAAACCTTAC